GCAATGATTCATGCGTTGGCTCATACTGTTACTGCTGTTAGGGCTGGTTGGAGCCACAGCCAAAGATGGTTGCCATGTGCGCGAGTTTTGGTCAATTGCTTGGTCAATCCACAATCCGTCAGAGCGCCATCAGCAACTCTCAATGTGGCTGACAAACAATTCAAGGTTTTGCAGAAGTCAAGATTTTGTGGTTATTTGGAACAATTTAGCAGAGTGGGCGGGCACAGCAGATTCCGCAGAAGTCAGAGCCAAAGTTATTCATGGATATAAAGATGCACTTGAACGGGAGAAGAAATGATTGATGTACTGGAAATACTGCTTTGGTTGGCAGTGCCTATAAATTACATCTATTGGATCTTTATTCACAATGATTCCGCCTATACACAAGTGGTATCCAATGGTTCAGCCGGGAGGCGATCCAACTAAGACAGATGCGCTAGAACGCAGAGCAGAACGCCTTGAAGAAGAATATAAACAAGCGCTAAAGATGAAGAAGGTAAAGGATAAGATTGATGATCTTGAGTTTGAGTTGTACGTCAAGAAAGCCGAACGCAATCAACTAAACCTTGAGATTTTTACAAACCGGAAAATAGACATACTGGCATAACATGGTTACAAAGAAACCCCCAGCTAAGGTAGCTCCTGTTAAGCGGCGTACACCCAAGCCAAAAACAGAGCAGACAATCAATGTGTCTGTTGCCGCACCAGCACCTGTCAAAGCTGAAGCCAAGAAAGACGACAGCACCGTTAGCAAGATCATCGGTTTAATTGAGTGGGTCGATAACCCGTTTAAGCTGTTCACGGTCATCCTGCTGTCGTTCCTGTTCTTTGCGGGCTACTTTGCATGGGACTCTCGCACAGTCATTCTGAACGCCATTACAAGCTCAAGCCACCAGCCGCAGCTTAAAGAGATTAAAGTGTTAGAACACGTAGCCCAAAAGCTACAAAAGGATTTAGAAGCTGAAACGGTGCTGGTTCACAAGGTAACGCTTGTTGTGAATAGCAGGGTCACGTTACTTTCGTATGGCCCAAAGGGACGGGACACCACATTAGATGGCTACAACTCAACCCTGTTTGGCAAAGATTCCACCCGTAATACCGCAGTCATTGCCATGATGAACGGGGAAGTCTACTGCGACAAGCTTGTAGCCTCTGGTAAAACATCAGAGTGGGAAGATAAACAGGGCGTAGGCTTCATCTGCCGTGGCAGTATCCCCCCTGAGATGGGCGCATTTGAGGGTTATATTTCCGTGGGCTTCACCAAAGAACCTCAAGACCTTGGCGCTGTCAAAACCCGTATTAACCTAGCCGCCACTGAGATGGCTAAATAAGGAGTAACTATGCTTGATATTTTATCTGGGGGCTTAATGGGTTCCATCTTTGGCGGCCTGTTCCGTATGGCTCCCGAGGTGCTGAAGTTCTTTGACAAGAAGAACGAGCGCCAACATGAGCTTGCTATGTTTGCCCGTCAGTGCGAACTAGAAACGCTTCGCGGTCAGCAGAAGTTGGCCGAGATTGGCGCACAGCGGGAAGCCGCTATGGACGTAGGTGTCATGGATGCATTTAATAATGCTATTACACAACAAGCCGAAATGGTCAAAGCCGCAGGCGGTTGGGTCGCTAGTCTGTCTGCGTCTGTACGTCCCGTAGTCACATACTGGGTGCTGTTTGTCTGGTCGTTTATCCACGTATGGTTTGCATGGAACGCATGGCTTGGTGGCGCACCTGCCGTGGAAGTGTTTAAAACCATGATGACACCTGACTTCTCAGCCCTGTTGTCTGGGACAATTAACTATTGGTTCCTTGACAGAACTCTCAAGCAGCGCGGAATATGAACTTAGAGTTAGCCGCTGCTTTGTGCCGTCAATTCGAGGGCTATCGGGCCAAGCCCTACCTTTGTCCGGCTGGCGTGGCTACGATTGGCTATGGTTCTACCTACTACGCAGACAAGCGCAAGGTGACCTTAGAAGACCCACCGATGGATGAGCCCACGGCACGGGCGCTTTTAATGATTGAGCTTGAGCATACGTACCTACCCGGTGTTTTGCGTAACTGCCCCGGCCTGATTACTGACGTTCGTAAGTGCAATGCCATCGTAGATTTCTGCTATAACTTGGGCACTGGACGCTTGCAAACAAGCACATTAAAGAGGAAAATCAATGCCAATGATTGGGAAGGAGCCAAGGAACAACTGATGCTCTGGACTAAAGGTGGCGGCAAGGTTTTGCCGGGCTTATTAAAACGCCGCACGGCTGAGTGCGCCTTACTGGATTGACCGATGCCATTACAAAAGATTCTGTTTAAGCCGGGCGTCAACCGGGAGAACACGCGATACACCACCGAGGGCGGTTGGTACGAGTGCAACAAAATCCGTTTCCGTCAAGGCAATCCAGAAGTGCTGGGAGGTTGGGAGCCACTGTCTGTTGCTTCGTATCAAGGCGTGTGCCGGTCACTGTGGAATTGGGTAACGCTTGGCGGGGATAACCTGATTGGTGTTGGCACAAACCTTAAGTTCTACATCAACCAAGGCGGTCTTTATTACGACATCACGCCTATTCGGGCATCCAGCACAATTAACAATAACCCCTTTGCCGCTGTAAATGGTTCCGCTGTAATAACCGTTACAGATACTACTCACGGTTGTGTTACTGGGGATTTTGTAACCTTCAGCGGTGCCGTTGGCCTTGGCGGTAATATCACGGCTGCAGTGTTAAATGCGCAGTATCAGGTAACAGTCCTTACTGCTAACACATACACGTTTACGGCTTCGGCCACTGCTAACGGTTCAGACGTTTCTCCCGGTGGTGGTGCTTCTGTTGTAGCTACATACCAGATCAATGTCGGCCCTGCTATTCCTGCCCCTCTTGTGGGTTGGGGCGCTAGTGTTTGGGGCAGCCCTCCTCCTGTTGCGCCTCCTTCAACGGTGGGCACGTGGGGCTACGGACTTACATCCACATCATCTTTGCGTCTGTGGAACCAAATCAACTACGGCCAAGATTTAGTGTATGGCCCACGCAGCAGCGCCATCTATTACTGGAGTGCAACAAATACTGTAAGCACTCGTGGCGTACTACTTAACTCTCTTGGCGGCACGGTGTCCTTTACAAACGCTTCGCCGACTGTGGTGACCTCCACCATACTGTATACCGAAGGCGCAGCTATTCAGTTCTCGGGCGGCTCACTACCAACTGGCGTGTCTGCGGCTACGACGTACTACGTTTTCCAAGTTGATGGGCTTACGTTTAATTTGCTAGATGCTGCTGGTAATGAAATCAACACGTCTAGTTCAGGCACTGGCACAGTGTCTTTAATTGTGGATGTGCCCACGGTTCAGAACAACATGACCGTGTCGGACGCTTCTCGCTTCCTGATTGCTTTTGGCTGTAATGATTACGGCTCAAGCGTGCTTGACCCAATGCTGATTCGCTGGTCATCGCAAGACGACATATACAACTGGACGCCTGACCCCACCAATCAAGCAGGGTTTACCCGGCTTTCCCACGGCTCTGAGATTGTTACTACGGTTCAGACTCGTCAAGAGATTGTGGTGTTCACAGACGTTAGCGTGTATTCGCTTCAGTACCTTGGCCCTCCGTACGTATGGGCATCGCAACTCCTTGGTGACAACATCTCTATCATGAGTCCTAACTCGGCTGTGATTGCTTCGGGCGTTGTGTATTGGATGGGAGTGGATAAGTTCTATCAGTACGATGGCCGTGTAAACACTTTGAATTGCGACCTGCGCCGCTACGTGTTTCAAGACTTAAATCAAGAGCAATCCCTGCAAGTATTCTCAGGCACAAACGAGGGCTTCAACGAGGTCTGGTGGTTCTACTGTTCAGCCAATTCGTCAACCATCGACAAGTACGTTATCTATAACTATCAAGAGAAAATCTGGTACTACGGCACCATGCCGCGTACAGCATGGCTTGATTCGGGCTTGCAGTCCTATCCAATAGCGGCAAACTACGTAACGGCTACGCTCACGGGTAACTTGATTAACCACGAGACAGGGCTGAACGATGATACGACCGGCACCGCTGCTGCGATTGATGCTTACATTAGCTCGTCTGAGTTTGATATTGGTGACGGCCATAACTTTGGTTTTGTGTGGCGTGTCTTACCTGATTTGACTTTTGAAAACGCTACAAGCACCCCCGCTGGCGCTTTGCCGTCTGTGTCAATGACTTTGCAAGGGCTGGCTAACTCAGGCTCAGGGGTCACAAGCACAGCTTCACAACCTGTATCTAAAAGCAATACGTACGTTATTACCGAGCAGTTTACGGGGCAGATATTCACACGCATGCGCGGTCGCCAGATGATCTTTAAGATTGCCTCAAACCAAGTTAACACTTGCTGGCAATTGGGCGCTCCTCGTATTGACATTAGACCTGATGGTAGACGCTAATGGCTGAACTAAACGCAAGTCCCCCAAGCTTACCCC